CGAGCCGCTGCCAGGGCAGCAGCGGCGTGCCCAGGGCGGCGGCGATGCGCGCGACGCGCTCGCCCCACGTCGCGCGGTCAGGACTCCGGGTTGTCGCCCACCGCGGCGGTGCGGAGGGATGCGAGGAAACGGTCGAGCTCGTCATCCTTCTCCACTAGGTGCCCGGCCAACAGCCCGGCGAGCGCGGTGATGTGCACGCGCCCGATCATCGCGACTTCATAGGCGCCATCGGCGGCGTCGAGCGCGGCGGCGGTAGTGCGGATGAGCGCGAGCGCGCCGGCGTCGAGCTCTCCCAGGCGGTCAGCCCGCCGCAGCTCGGCAATGGTCCGTTCGATCGCGCTGCGGTTGCGGTGAGTCGGCGGGTTCCCGCCGGCGCCCGCCCCTTTCCGAGCCCGCGGGGAGAGATTCGACAGGGGTGGTCTGTGGGCGGTTTCGCGCATCTAAAAAACCGGCGAGCTCATCGCGTCGATCGGCGAAACCGTTCGGCATTCGGACACGTCGCGAAGTGTGAAGCGCCATCGCGGTCGAGCGGTGCCCGCTTGCCCGATCGTGTCATGTACCAAGCGATGCGCGCATCGCAACCGCGGCACGTGCCCAGGTTCACGAACGCATAGCCATCGGGCGCCACCCATCCGGGCGGCGGCGTGGTGTCAGTCCACATCACCGTGTCGCCGGCGGATGGCGGCGGCGGCATCGGCACGCGCGGCACGCATACCCATCGAGGTCGGGTGATGGGGTATGCATCACCCATGGGTGAGCACAGCGTGGGCACAAGGGGATGCGTGCCTCGTCGATGCGGGCCACCCATGCGGCGCGCGAGATAGCACCACGCCATGCGCCGCCATCGTAGACATCACCGCTCACGAGATGAACCCTGCCCGGACCCATTGCCGGCGATGAACACCGCACACCACCGTGACCCAGGACTCGCCCGGATAGGTGACGGTATCGATGCCCGGTCGCCCGCACGGGCCCGAGCGCGGCAGGATCGCCGCTTCGCACGTAACGCGACCGGGCCCGGCGAGCTCGACCACGCGGTGAGCGTGGGCCATGTGCCGCGATCGATGAGAGCGGTCGCTCACGAGCTGGACCCCGGCGAACCGTCAAGCAACCATTCCCGCCATTCACTGTCGCGCAGTTCGATCGCTTCGGCGACATCATCCGATGGCGGCGGCTCGGGCGGCACGCGGTACGGATCGATGCTGCCGGCGGGCACGTAGACGATCGATGGGCGCACCGAGCCATCACCGTACAGATTGCCCGTGCTGATGAGGATCGCCCTGCTGCCGCCATCGACCGCTTCGCCGATGGGCTGCCCGAGATACCACACCGAACCCGCCTTCGATACCGCGCCCTTGCGTTTGGTCAGCTCGGCATCGGCGAACCATTCGAGCCCGGCGGGCACATCGGCCCGAAACCCGCTCGTCACGTCCTCGGTGGCGTTGATTGCCACGTCGTCACTCCCTGCTGCCGATGATGCGCCCTGCTGCGGGCGCGTCGATGTGAAGAAGATGCGCCCGCCGCCGCCGCCCGTTGATGGCGGGTCCTGGGTCGCCGGTTGATCCGGGCGGTACAGCGTCATCAACGCATACAGGGCGAGCCGCATTCGTTCGATCAACTCGCGCTCGCTCCTGGGCCAGAACCGCCCGCCTGTCGCCGCGGTGTAGGTCATCGCGCCGAGCTCCTCGGCGCCGGCGCGCAGCAGTCGTTCCTCCCACCACTCCCACCGCCCGGGCGAGCACCACGGATCGGCGGTGAGCCAGCGCGTGCCGTTCTGCTCGGGCGCGACCGCGATCGAATGCCCGTACTGCCCGGTTCCCGAGATGCACGGCCCTTCGCACCGCGCCGCCCACACGTCGAGCTGCACGCACCGCCCGCCGCGTAGGTCGGTCAGCGCATCCTCGAACGTCGAGCCATCGCGCACGATGAGCTCTTGCCCGTAGGTTGACCACGCGAGCGCGGCATCACCCGAATCGGTGCCACCGGTTTGATCGTTCTGGCGCGATCGCATCTCGGCGCCCGTGGACAAGATGGCGCCGGCGGTGTGGAAATCGATGCCCGTGCTCACCGCCGCCATCCGGCAATTGCTGTTCGCGAGCGATGAACCGTCACGCTGCGTGACCGGTGCCGCGCGATAGGTCACGGCTCGTCATCCCATAGCCTGAGCTGCCCGATCGGCTCGGGCGAGCTCAGCCCGAGCCCGAGCTGTTCATCCCTGGGCGCATCCTTCATTTCGATACTCCGAATCCAGCGACCGAGCGCGGTGCGTCGAGCGACGATGCGGTACGGAATCGATGGGTCTGCGTTGATTTCACGAGCTCGGGCGGTCGCTTCATGCCCGCCACCGTACGCGGTGAGCTGTTCGCCGCCCAGGGGTCCGTAGCGCAGCAGCGCTTCGAGCACGCGCCGCGTGGTGCGTTTCACCCATCACCACCGCCGCGACTGATTGACACGGCAGGATCGATGCCGCGCGAGCCGTGCGCCATCGGCGGCGTTGTGGGCGCGGCATTGTGCTTCGAGGTTGCCGAGCTGGTAGGGCTCGCCGCCATCGACGAGCGCGGTACGGTGCCCGACTTCGCCGGCGTGCCGCCCGCACGCGCGCCCGTTCTCGACCACCTGGCAGCGGTAGCCATCGCGCGCGAACACCGCCGGGCGGATGGCGGCGCGCCACACCGGATGATCGTATGCGCGCTTCACGGCTTCGACTCCGGGCGGGCGAGGGCGGCGTCCACAAGCCGTGCGGCTCGCAGATAGGCCGGATGGACGTACCAACCGATCTCCGGGTGGTACAGGCGCTCGATTGTCTCCAACACGTCGGCCAGCGCCGCCTCCAACTCGGCCACGCGGGCGATGGCCTCGGCTTCGATGGCGACGATCTTCGCCCGAAACCACGGCATCTCTTCGCCAAACTCTTGCTGCGCCTCGTCCAGCAGCGACTGCCCCGCTTTCGTCAGCGGCTCGCTCGGCCGCTCGCGGATGGCGTCGAGGTCGCTCATGGCTTCGACTCCGGGCGGGCGAGGGCGGCGCGGATGGCCTCGGCTCGCGGGCGATGCGACTCCCAACTGCGACAGATGCTTCGGTGATGCCCCTCCCCGACGTTGTGATTGCGTAGGGCTGTCGCGTGGAGCGCCGCCGCCAACTCGTCCAGCCCTACGAGGCGAGCGAGGCCGACCGGCTGCGCGTCGAGGGCGGCGATGAGCAGCGCCGTGTCGCAGGGCCAGTCGGTGTCGTCACGTTGACAGAAGTGATCGCCCCCTCCGCTCGCCTCGATGTGCAAGAGGCGCAGCCGGTCCACGAGGTCGTTCATCGCAACGCCGCCTGAATCTCGTCGAACATGCCCGGTCGCCACACGTGCACTTCGAGCCAACCATGCCGGCGAGCGACGCCGCGCAGGTAGTCGAGCACCGCCGCCTGGTCCTCAGCGAGCCTTCCCACTTCGGATTTGAGCTCGACAAACATCATTCGCCCGTCGCGCTCCCTGGTCAGCACCAGGTCCGGCCAGCCCTTCCCAAGCGGGCCCGCCGCCGGCGTCGCCCAGCCGTGCTTGGTGCGCGCGACGCGGAAGTGTGCCCACCGCCACCCGTAGATGGTCGCGAGCTCGGTGACGAGCACCATCAGTTCCGCCTCGGTCGCTTCGCGATAGGGCGCGCTCATTCCTTCGGACCGAACCCGCGGAAACCGTGCTTCGCCATGAGCTCGGCGAACGTGCCGTGTGGCGCGACGAAACCCGCCGGCGGCGTGATGTGGGTATCGGACCGCTGCGGCGTTCGGTACCGCTCGCGCTCGGCGCGCGGGCGGTCGATCGGAATCGGCGCCGGCGAGCTCGGGGGGTGAGGCTCGCCGGCGCCAGGGGATAGCGGCTCGTCGGGCTCGGGTTCCTCGGGCGGCATGAACGCGAGCTGCCCGGGCGCCACCGTGAAGCGGGCGAGCATCCCGCGGCGGAACGGGTACGGATGCCACGGCGGCACACCGAACGTGACCCGCACGAACCCATCGCGCCCGAGCGTCGCCTGAACCATCACCACGCCCAGGGCGCGGATCCGGTCGAGGTATTGCCATACGGTCGATGCCGCCCGATCCCACGCGCGGAACGGCGGCAGCTCGAACCAGTGGCGCGACTTGTGCCGGCGCCGCCCTTCGAGCTCGCGCAACACGGCGAGGAACCGCAATTGCCCTTCGCCCAGGATCACGTCGCCGCGGCGACCGGGGGAATACACCGCCGCCGCGGTCATCGGTGCGACCACCACGGCAGAACATCGCGATGAGCCGCGCACACGTAGCCCGAGCGGTCGAGATAGTCGATCCGCGCCACCGCCGGGCGCCCACACGACAGCCCGCCGCGCAGAATGAATTGGCAACGCTCGGTACTGCGTGGCCATCGCTTCGAGGTCATCGCGGTCGCCATCCGGCGCGGATGCGGCAGGCGTGCGAGTAGGAAATGCCGTAATCGACGATCACGCCCCACACCGAGCGGTCGCGCTCGATGCGCTTCGCGATGAGCTCGACCGGATAGGGCGCCCGCCGCCGCCCAGGGGTCAGCGCGCGATGGCGCGTCGCAGTGTCAGTGAGTCTGCCGGCGGCGCCGACTTCCGATAAGGGAAGCATCGGCTCGCATGTCGGGAGGTTATGTAGCGCGCTCACGTGGGCCGTATCCTCGCACTAGGTTTTGGTCAACCTAGACGCTAGCACGGCACGTATCCCCCGTGCAGGGCGCCCGCGACGAGCTCGGCAGCAGTGCCGGGCTCGCGTGTTTTCCGGGCGCCGAGCCCGCCGGCGCACCCCTGGTCAGCGGGCCCGGCGGCGAATGTTCGCACCCTAGGTACGTAGGGATTCAGTACGTGCGTTCTAGCGTAGAGAGCGCGAACGCACACGTACTGAGGGTGCGAACATTCACCGCGGGCGCCCGTTCCGTGTTCCGTCAAGACACCTCCGCGGGCGCCCCTAGATTCGACTGACGAGCTCGGCGATCGCCACGAGCAGCACCGCCCAGGCGAGCGCGTCGCGGCGCTCCTGGACGAGCTCGACGATGACGAGCACGAGCGCCGCCACCGTCAGCGCGATCGCGATGATGGTCGCGCTCACGGTTGTCGCCGGAGCAGTCCCACTTCGCGGGTCACGTCGCGACCCTTCGCCCGCATCACGTCGCGGAACGCGAGCCGATCGGCCTCGGTGTGCCCCGTGTCGCGCGCCATGAATGCCCACAGCTCGGCATCGGGCATCGCCCATTCGTACTGCGCCTCGGGGTAGCCCGTGCGCGCTTCGCTCGCCGGCGGCGCGTCAGGGTTCAATCGCGCTTCGACCGGGATGACATCGTGCCAGTAGCTCGTGCTCACCGTGACGCCATCGGCCTCCGCCTGTTCGATGAGCGTCAGCCCAGGGATGTCGGAATCGATCACGCGGATCGTCGGGTCGCTCATCCGCCGCCCATCAACCACGAGCGACCGCCGCCCACCGTCGCCGCCGCCGTGGTTGGCAATGGGTGTGCGCTCGCTTGGTAATAGTTGATGCCCTTCGCGAGCGCGTTGTTCTGAGCCGTGTTGTTGGTCATCAGGAACGTGCACGTCGTGGAATCGCTGCTGAGCGCGATCCAGTCGCCGGGCGCGACCGTCACGCCGGCGATCGTGGTCTGAATCTGCCCCGCCGCCGGGCACGCGATCGCGCCCGATGTCGCGTAGCGGTTGCCGGGCACCGCCTGCCTGCCCGTGCCCGAGCTCGCGTACAGCCCGACGCTGATGTTGCCGCCCGTGACCGAGACCTGGTACCAGAGGTACGTGACCGCGCCACCGTCGAGCATCCTGATGAAGCACGCGCGGTTCGGGCCATCGGGAATCCCTGCCGAGCCCGCCTGCGCGGTGTCAGCTCGGTACGTGTACGGGAATCCCATCGCGACGCCGGGCACGCCGCCGCCGGCGTGGGTATGGTCGCCCGCCGCCGCCGTGGTCGATGTGGTGCCGATGACGAGATGCGCGCTGCCGGCGTGCACGCTATCGATCGTCGGCGCTGCCCACGTGCCGCCGAGCTCGCCGCCCGGCGTGGTGCCCACCACGGTTTCGTTGGTGAGGGTCGCATCGGCAGCGGTGACGAGATAGCCCGCGCCCACCGGAGCGCCGCCGCCGCCCGATGGTGTCTGCCAGTTGGTCGCGTAATCGGTCGCCGATGTCTTGGTCAGAACTTGACCCGTAGTGCCGCCGGCGGCGACGCCTGGGCCAGTCGCGCCCGTGCTGCCCGCTGGTCCCTGGGCGCCGGCGGTGCCCGGATCGCCCTTCGGCCCCTGGGCGCCCGCAGAACCCGCAGGACCGGTTGCACCGGGCGCGCCGGGCGTTCCTGCCGCTCCGGTCGCGCCGGGCGGTCCTGGGTCACCCTGCGGGCCCACAGCGCCATCCGCGCCGGGTGGGCCCGGCGGTCCTGCCAGCCCTTCGATCACCTCGACGACATCGATCGCCGGCAGCGCGACCACCTCGACCACGAGCTCGGGCGGCAGCGTCCGGTCGATCATCACGGAACGGTCACGTCGCCGGTGATCCGCACGGGCCCGGCGAGCACCGTTCGCACCGTGCCGCCGGCATCGGTGAGCTGCAGATCCCAGCGCGCGTCCTCGCACACCGTGGCGGGCCAGTCGGCAGCGTTGATGACCATGTGCACGATGTTGGGCAGCTCGACCACGCACGCGATTTCGAGGATGAGCGAATCGACGAGCTCGGGCAGCTCGTACAGCGTCCTGAGCTGCGCCCTGGGCACCACGCTGCTGAGATCAACGGGCTCGGTCATCGCGGCATCGGCCCACAGACGCGCTGCGAACGGGAACGTGTCGCCGCGGTAGAGGTCGAGCGGTTTAGACGCCGGCAGTGCCATCGATCGCCATCCTACGGTGCGTATCCGGTGCCGAGGAACAGGAACCCGATGCGGTTGACCACGCACTGATTCGTACCGGCGCCCTGGGTGTACTGAATCGTCAGTTGCGCGCCCGCGGCGAGGATCGCCGGCGCCGAGATGAGAAACCGCGTCGGCCCGTTCCACGGTGCCTCGATCGTGAACGGTCCCGGCGTGCCGACGATCGTGATCGTGCCGGTGGCGCCTGTCGCCGCGACGCCAAGCGTGACGAATGCCGACACGAGATAGAGCCCGGCGCGCGGGGTGACGATGCGCCCGCCGGCGAGATACGCCGCCTTGCCCTCGACGACGGTTGTCAGCGGGATCGGCGTGCCCGGCGTGCCGTTCAGCGGTGCCGATGCAACCACGCCATCGGGCTGCTGCACGCTCGCGAACGTCGCGTTGAGGTCGATCGACGTGAGCCGTTCATTCGGAACCCATACCTTCAGCGCGGGCATTCACACATCCTCGGTCACGGCATCGACCTCGATCGTGGTCGGGGTGATGCTCACCCGCTCGCCGAGCACGCGCACGAGCCGATCGATCGGCGGCTCGTGGTCATCGACAACCCGCCACACGTCGCCCCATTCCGCCCGCAGGATCGCGCCCACTTCGGCGGCGCCCTCGGGAACCAGTGTGCCCAGGCGGGTTGCCGGGCGCGGGTTGCCGAGCTTGCCGAGCACCGTATCGGCCCAGGCGCCGAACGCCGCCGGTCGCCCGGCGAGCTGGTACTGCAGCTCATCCTGCGACGTGCTCACCGTGCGGGGTCCGTGTCGCGTCGCCGATGCGTCGAGCACCTGCGCGTAGGGCGCCACCGTGTCGTCGATCCGCACGATGTTTCGCACACGCCCGCGGTTGAATACCGATGCGAGCCCGACGAGCCCGACGCCGCCGCAGTTGATGAGCGCGCTCGGCGAGCCCACGGTGCCGGCGACCGTGCGCGACCACACCGCGATCGACCCCGCCCGCGTGCCGAAGATGGCGCCGAGCTCGGCGAACCGGATCGCGTGCAATGCCGCCATTGCCTGTCCGTCCACCGTAACGGACAACCGGTTCGCCGAGCTCGTGCCGGTGACCGTGCGATTCACCGCGGGCCAGTTCACCGCGTCGAGCACCGCGCCCGCCTGGGTCGCACTGTCGCCGGCGGGCAGCACCGTGCCCGGCGGCAGCACGAGCGCCGCGAGCGTGCCCACCGCATCGATCGCGAGCAGCGTCGATGTCTGCTCGCCCACGTCGTTCTCCCACGCTTCGAGCGTGCCCGTCCAGCCGGGCGCGCCATCGACGAGCACGCGCAGCGGCATCCCCACGCGGAGGTAGAGGTAGTACGGGCTCGCCGTGTTCGAGGGATCGAACGCGCGCGTCGGGTCGTACAGATTGATCGTTGCGCGCCCGCCATCGACTTCGGTGAGCGGGCCCAGCGGGTCGCCGGCGCCCCAGGTCCACTGCACGCTCGCCACCGCGCACGTCGTGTCATCCCACGCGGAGGAATACGGGGTGAGCTCCGATCCCGGGTTCGCGTCGAGATGGTCGCGGTCGAGGATGAACGGTTTCTGCCCGAGATCGCCCTGAACCACGATGTCGGACCCGCGAACGATTGCCATCAGCTCGCCGCCCGGTCGAGCCCGCGCAGGAACGTGCCGGCGCCGCCGTTATTGCCCGCCCACCGCCGCAGCGCGCGCACCACCGCTTCGGGGTCCGCGCTGGTATTGATCGTCACGTTCGTCACGCTGCCGGCGGATCGCGCCGAGCGCGTCGAGCGCGTGCCGGCGGTCGCGCCATCGGGCGCCGCCACCGAGAACGGCAGGGAGATGCTCGGCAGCTTGAAATCCTTCAGCGGGTTCAGCTTGCCGATGAGCTCGCCGATCTTCCCGATGAAGTCGCCGATCGCCTGAATGGTGTTCTGTATCCACGTGATGACGCCCTTGAATGCGTCGGCGATGCCGTTGATGACTTCGGTGATTTTCGTGATGACCGGTTGCAGCTTGTTACTGATCCAGCCGATCACCGTGCTGATCCACTGCACGACTTTGACCACGACATCGACGACAAGCGTGAAGGCATCGACGAGCAGTTTCACGGCGACGATGAGCGGCGGCAGCACCACGTCGAGCAGCTTCACGAGCGCGTCGATCATGGGACTGATGGCGGGCAGCAGCTTGTCCATGATCGGGAGGAACGCCGAGCCCACTTTTTCGGTGATTTCGCCGAACGCATCGGTGCCCTTCTTCGCCATCCCCTCGGTGCTGTTCGCGTAATCGTTCGCGGCGCCCTCACTGAGCTTGGTCGCCGTGGTGATGGTGTCGGCGGCGGTCGCCTGCTTCGCCATCCCTGGGAACAGCTTCGCGAGCTGCGTGTCGTTGCCCGCATACGCTTTTGCCACTGCCGATGTCGCCGTTTCGAGGTCGACGTTCGCGGCGCGGGCGATGTCCATCGATTTCGTCATGAGGTCGTTGGCGGTCTGCGCGTCGCCGGTGGCGGTGATGAGGTCGGTCAGCCCGCCGCGCACCTCGGAATCGCTGAACGCCTTGTCGGCGCCCGCCTGAATCGCGTCATCGATCGCGCCGGTGTAGTCGCCCACCGCGGCGCCCGAGTTCTTGTACGCGGTTTCGAGCTTCGTCTGTTCATCGCGGTCGAGCGCCGCCGCCGTGGTCATGGCGGTGATCGCGCCCACGGCGATGCCGACGCCGGCGACGATCGGAATCGGGATGGCGCCGAACGCGTCGCCGATCCCGCCGATGGCGCCCTTCGCCTTCGCGGCGCCCGCTTCGAGGTCGCCCGTGTCGGCGACGAACTTCGCGACGATTTCGAGCGCGTCAGCCATCGTCGAGGTCCGCTTCGGTCAGCGGGCGCCGATCGGCGAGCGCGTCACTCCACGCGCGCAGCTCGCCCTGGGTCATTTCCCGCACCTCGCGCGGCGAGAGGCCAGTGGCGCGGCAGATATCGACGACGAGTCGGTCCCAGGCGTCGATGACGAGCCCGCTAGCGCGGGCGGCGAAGGGTCCGGTTCGAGGTCCAGCGCGAACCGCTTCGCCTCGTCCCACGTCAGCTCGGGCTCGCGCCGGCGCAGGATGATCCAGACGAGCGCCTGCTGCAGTTCGATCGCATCCCAGCCCTGGGCCTTCACGGTCGCGTCGAGCTCTTGCGGCGTGATGCCGAGCGCGCGACCGACTTGGGCGAGCTCGTACATCGTCACCGCGCCGCGGTCGATCGCAGAGGGCAGCTTCACCACGCGCGGCGTTGTCGCGTCGATCACGTCGCCGAGATGGGTGACCGCGGGATCGTGCCCGTTGCCGCTCATCCCTTCGCCCTCGCCCGCGCTGACTTCGCGCGCTTGCGGTAGCCATCGCCGAGCTTCTTTCGGTACTCCCTGCCGGCGATCTTGCGCATCGCGCTGATGCCCTTCGCCATGTAGCGGCGGGCCCGGAGATGGCGCGTGCCGAATTCCTGGTACGGCCAGTAGGCAACGCCCACCGCGAGCGTCGCCTGCCGATCGTCGCCGGCGCCCGTGATCGAACCCGACAAGCGCCCGGTGCTCATCGGCGCCCGGGCGCGCGCCGCATCCTCGCCCGCCTGGGCAATCAGGCGGTGAACATCGCCCAGGCTTTTCGCGTCATCGACGACACCCTGGATCGCCGCCTGCGCCTCGGGAATGCCGGTGACGGTCGCCGGCACTAGGCTGCCTTCTTGTCGGCCTTCGGCGCCGGGTTCGTTTCCTCGCGCGCTTCGATGCTCGCCTGCTGCTCATCACTGAGGCCGGTTGGCGTTGTCGTCGCGAGCGTCGGGCGAGCCGTGCACGGCAGTTCGACGTCGAACTCGGCCCAGGTCTGCGACTCGCCGCCGTACGTGCCTTCCGACAGCACCACGGTCGCGTCGATGCCCGGCGTCGCGGCGGCGATCGCGGTCGATTTGCCGTGTGCCTGAATGACCACGCGCGCGGTCGCGCCGGCGTTGGTCCACAGGAACAGGCTCAGGCCACCGGTCGCCCAGTCCTGAACGCCCACGAGATGAATCGCGTAGCTCGCCGCGCCCTGCTGCTGAATCTTGTCGCACAGGGTCGCGTACTCCACCGTGTCGCCGGGCGTGGTGATGAGCTCGGCGGTTTTCACCGAGCAGTTGTATTCGGTCGCGCCCGAGAAGGGCCCAGGCGGGATCACGAACTTCACGCTCGCGTCCTTGATGAACAGTCGCGCCATCGGGTTACTCCTCCGTTTCGATCATCAGCTCGACGATCGCGCCGCGCATCGATTTGCCTGCCATCGCGACCACCGCGGGCGATGAGCGCACGCCGCTATACGTCGCCGCCGGCGTCGCCCGGATCACGTCGCGCACGGTATCCACGAGCTCGTCGAGCATGTCGAGCGGCGCCACCGCGTCGATCGGCACGAGCGCGACGACTTCGAGCCGCCATCGTTCGAGGCAGTGCGGCAGCTCGCCCGCTTCGCGGTACGGGCTGCCAGGGCGGATCACGAGCGCCGGCAGCGTGGGCGCGGTGATGGGTTCCTCCGCGTACACCGTCACGAGCGGCACCGCTTCGGCGAGCGCGTCCTGTAAGTCATCGCGCGGCGAGCTCATCCGATGCCGAAGTCGGACCGCAGCCCGAGCAGCAGCGGGTCCGCATCGGTCATCAACCCGCGCATGTACATGGGCACGTCGCTCGACGCCGCGATCACCCCGTAGGGCGCCTCGGGGTCGTGGTAGAACCGCAGCGCGCCGTTCAGCGCGAGCTGGTGGATCCGCGCGGGCACGGGCCCGGCGAACGGGTCATCGAACCGGCGCCCGGTTCGAGCGTCGATCCATTCACTGACGGCGGTCGCGGCGAGCTCGACGCGCCCAGGGTCCGCACCGGGCCCCAGGATGGCGGCGAGCTCGTCCGCGGTCACGTACAGCACGAGCGGCGGGTTACTTCCTGCCGCGGCTCGACTCGTCCGCGGCGGGCTCGTCGCCGAGCACCACGAGAGTCGATTTGACGATGCCGGCGGGGTAGTACACCGCGGTTGCGCCCATGCCCCAGATCGCGACGTTGCGCCCGAGCTTCAGCACGTCCTCGGCGCTGATCGGGAACGGACCGTCCTCGTGGAAGGCTGCGGCGAGCTGGTTGCTGATGATGTGCACGTTGCCGGTGAGGTAGGGCGCCCGCAGCACCGGCAACCCGCTGATGTTGATCTGAAGCGTGTTCGCCTGGGCGGTGCCCGGGATGTTCTGCGTGCCGTAGGTCGATGGGTACAGCCCGGCGAGCCCGCCGAGCCGCGCGAACTCTGCCGGCGAGACAAGCGCGAACTCTGCCGGTTGCCCGGTCGCCGCCTCGACCGCGGAGCTGGCGGCGAAGTAGGCAGCGCGCACCGCATCGGCGGTTGCGGTCGCCGGGATCACCACGCCGCCGGTCGCGGCGGCGGCAACCGCCACCTCGAACGCTGCTTCGGTTTCGCGAGCGTATGCGTTCGCGAGCACGCGGTTGTACGCCTCGATGTAGCTCGGGCTCGACCGCCGGATGAGCTGGTAGGCCACGTCCGACCCGCCCGCCCAGGTTGATATGGGCGCGCTGCCGGTCAGAATCTTGACGAGCACGCTGTTGATGTCGGTTTTTTGCGCCGCCTGCACGGCAATCACCGCGTCGAGGTCGAGCGCGGGGTCGAGATAGGGCCAGTTCAGCACCATGCCACTGTCGCCCAGGGAGCGCGTGCCGCCGAACGCTTCGATCGCGACGCGCGGGCGCCGGATGATGCCGGCGACTTCGAGCACCCACGCGGGCTGCATCACGCCGGGCGAATCGCTCGTGATCTGGTTCACGAACGCCGCGCGGGCGAGCAGCGCGCCGGCGTCGCGGTTCTCCCAGGTGGCGTCGAGATAGTCGGCGAACGTCGCGAACCGCGCGAGCGGCGACGCGCCCGAGCTGCCCACGCCGCGCGCTTCGAGCGCGACCATCCGCCCGACCATCTCGGTACGCAAGGCATCGATGTCCTGGGAGCGCGCCATCACGGTGACGCGCGGCGTCGGCTCGGGCTCGGGCTCGGGATCGGGAACGGGCGGCACGGGCTCGCGGGTTTCTGTGGGCATTTCGGGTTCTCCTTCGCTTCGCACTGCGACGATTTCAGCGGCGGGGTATGCGCCGCGCTCGACAACGCCCACCCGCACGAGGTTGACGCGCTGCCGCTCGGTCACGCCATCGACCGAGCGCGATTGCAAGGGCTCGAAAACGATCGACACGCGCGAATAGACGCCATCGCGCACGAGCTCCAGCAGCTCGTCGCCGGCGGCGACGCGAGACACGCGGAAGGTCGCGTACGGGCCATCCTCGCGCTCGTCGATCGCCTGGGCGCGCCCCACGAGCCGCACGCCCGGTTCCTGCCCGTGGGCGCCGATCGCTTCGAGCGCGACGCCGGCAGGCTTCACACCGCGGAACGCGCCGCGGGCGAACCGCTCGGGCCCATCGCGAGTCTGCGCGACATCGCCCCACCGCAGCAGTCGCGCTTCGATCGTGCGTTCGGATTCCGATCGCACGGCGAGCTCGCCCGAGCCCAGGGTGGTCAGCAGCTCGGTCATGCGCGTATCTCCGTTTTGACGGTGCGCGTCGGCTGAAGCGCCGGCGGAATCTGCGGGTTCGAGGTCGCGGGCTGCCCGAGCCGCCGGCGCACTTCGGGTAGGTCGTAGATGCCGGCGGCGATCGCCGCCGCATACGTGTTGATCGCTTCGGGCTCGGCGAGCCGCCGCAGCTCGTCGAAGCTGAACCGGACCACCTGTGTCCTGGGCAGTAGGTCGCTCAGCCCTTCTTCGATCGGGCTGAGGTAGGTGGGCTGCAGCGTCACCCGGACGAACGTGTCGAGCATCGCCGCGACGTTCTGATAGGTGAGCGAGCTGCCGGCGAGCGTCACCAGCAGCAGCTCGGCGGGCACGATGCCGAACATGCGCGCCACCTCGACATCGCCGCGCGAGCGCGATTCGAGCAGTTGCGACGATTGCGGATCGGCGCCCACCGCGCTGATGTCCCATCCGGCGCCGAGAACCGCCGGCGAGCGGTCGCGGTGTGTCGCAACCCATCGGTTCTTCGCCGCGGTCGCTTCGCCATCGGTGAGCGACCCCGAGAACTTCAGCGCGACATCGGGCGCGGCGGCGTTGTCGAACCAGTCTGCCGCATAGATTTCCGTGCCGATCACGCGGTCGAGCGCGTCGGCAAACTGAGCAAAGACTGATCGACCGCGCAGCTCGCCGGGCTGCCTGCCGGCGGCGATGTGCAGCACGTCGCGACCCTCGACGAGCTCGCGGTCACGCCACTGGTACTTGCGCGTGATGGGTTCCTGGGCCCACTCGACGTGCACTTCGTTGGGCGGCAGCACGATCGCGACATCGGGCCAGCCTTCCGCGTTCCTGCCCGTGGTCGGCAACCAGAGGATCGCGTCACCGTGGTCGATGAGCGAGCCGCCGATGTGCGCGAGCCATTCGTACCGCGTCACCCCGGGCGCCGGGCGCGTGATGACGGCGGGTTGATCGACCATTGCGACGCCATCGCGGTACGCGACCGGTTCGAGCTGCGCGATTGTCGAGATGAGCAGCGACCGCGCCCGCCCCACCGCGGGCAGTCCCAGGTAGTCGCCGCGCCCCAGTCGGCGATCGACCGCCCAGGAAATCTGCCCGCCCAGGTCCGATTCGGAAGGAACCGAGCGCGGCGACATCATGCGCCGCCATCCTTCGATCAACCCTTCGAACACGTCGCGCAGTGTGCGCGCGTTGCAGGGTTACGGCAATGCCGAACCGCTCGTCAGGCACGATCGGCGCCACGCTGCACCGGACACAGAAGGTCACCAATAAAATTGCCTGACATCGGCGGGCGCCTGCACGGTAGCGGCAGTCAGCCGGATCCGGCGAACCCGCCCACTAGTAGATCACCGGAGATAACGCGGGCGCGCTCGCCCATCCCCAGCGCGCGAGTGTCGCCGCGATGAGCGGTGCGGGGTCAGCCGCCTCGGGCGAGCGCGCCCACGCCCACGCCTCACCGAGCGGTCGCTTGCGGGCGCCGGCAACGGCATCGTCGAGCGCGGGTTGCCCGCGCTGCGCGATCCTGCCGGCGAGCACGTCATCGTAGAACGCGCCGCACGCCTGCCCGTACTGCCGCCCGGTGCACAGCAGCAGCGGCATCCTCGCCATCGACAGGGCGGTGACGAGCGAGCCCGCCGGCGCGCCCGGATCGATCGCCACCGCCACCGGTCGCCACCGATCGACGAGCTCGCCCATCCGCGATGCTACCCAGTCCGTACCGTCGCGTCGCTCGACGAGCTCGACGTGCACGCGCCCATCCGCCCGCCCGCCGGCAGCGGCGATCGACGCCGTGGAACGATCGGGCGCGACATCGATGCCGAACGCGAGCGGGCCCGGCGAGCTGCTGCCCTGGTCGAGACACGTCAACCACTGCCCGAACGCGAACACGGGAACACCCTTCGGCGCCCACCGGTTGAGATACGCGCGGGCGAACTCGCCCTGGTCCATCGTCGAGAAGTCGGCGGCGACCGTTTCCTCGTCGATGGTGCGACCGAGCGCGGGCATCGCCGCCCGCCACGTCGCCCGATCATCAACCGCCATGTCGTCGGGCGCGGACCATTCGAAGTACGCGACGCCGGCGCGCTCATCCTGCTCGACGCGCGCCCGCCCATCCTCGACGCGATCGCGCAGGAACACCGATTCCTCGGTGCCCGCCGTGCTGAGAATCCACAGTTGCGCGTCGCGTCGCGTGACCATCGCCGGGCGGAATCCCTGTATCAACCGGTCATCGACTTGCGAGAACGCTTCGTCGATGAAGGCTTCATCGAGGGTGAACCCGTGCCCGGACTTGTCGCCCGACGCGGTGATACCGAGCACCGAGCCCGTGCGCCACGTGATGCGTTCCGAACCGTTCGAGCGGCGCACGCGGAACAGTTTTCGCAGCGGCGATCGTTCCAGCATTTCCGCCTGCTCGATGAACTTCTCTCGCGCGTGATTGCGATCCTGGGCGGAATAGAGAACCCGCTGCGGGCGGTCGAACGATAGGCACCGGTCGATCGACACATCCTGAATCAGCGTCGTCTTGCCCTGCTGCCTGGGCACCGTGATTCGAATCTCGCGGTAGTACGGAATGCCGGCGTGATGTTCGAGCGCGACATCGGCGACGAGCCGCTGCCAGGGCAGCAGCGGCGTGCCCAGGGCGGCGGCGATGCGCGCGACGCGCTCGCCCCACGTCGCGCGGTCAGGACTCCGGGTTGTCGCCCACCGCGGCGGTGCGGAGGGATGCGAGGA